CGGCTGACGAGGTTGAGCGCACGCTCTCCACGCCGGGCAGACCGTTCATGGTCGTCTCCAGCGGGAAGGTTATGAGCTGCTCCACCTCCTCGGCGGCCATGCCACCCGCTTCGGTCATGATCGTGACGGTCGGCTTGTTGAGGTCCGGGAACACGTCCACCGGGGTGCGCGAGAGCGTGAACGCGCCGTAGGCCATCAGAACGACGCTGGCGATGATCACCAGCAGCCTGTTCGTTAGGCTGTTATCGAGTAGCCACTTGAACATATCGTGACCCCTTTAACGTACTTGATTGATAAGCGTGGCACCCTGGGTCGCCACACGATCGCCAGACTTCAAGCCCGAGATCACCGTGACGCGCGCGCCATCGAGGGGCTCAAACGTCACCGTGCGGGGTTCAAACTGCTCAGGTGCCGACTTGACCCAGACCACGTTCTGGTTGGTCGCGTTTTTCATCAGCGCCGATTGGGGAACCGCAATGCCTTGCGTCTTTTGCTTGGACTGCACATAGACCTTGACCGGCTGTCCAACGGCCAAGCCCAGCTGCTCCGGGCTTTGCACCTGGAAGTTCAGCGGCAGCGCTTGTTCCCGCAAACTGCGCGCTGCACCGATAAATAACAGTGGCGTTCGCTGTTCACCGACAGCCAACGTAGCACCGCCGATGTTGTTGGCCAGAGCGCTATCAAAAGCCAAGGCTTCGATGCGCAGGCGCTTCGGATCGACGATTTCGAAAATCAATTCACGTGAGTCCACCACTTGGCCTGCCACGACATGCGCCGAGGCAATCACGCCAGAAACGGGCGCTACCAGTGCTTCCTTGCTGCTGAGGCCACCACTGACGGCCGACATGCGCTCGGTCAAGCTGAGCACCTCACTCTCAGCGGCTTCCACTTCTTTGCGTGGCACGGTGTCCGACAACTCGCGCAAACGTGCCAAACGCTTTTCGGCAAGCGCTTTGGCCGCGCGAAATTCGGCCAATTGAGCGGTCTGGCTGGACCGCTCCAGTGGGGCAACCCCGTTGATTACGTAGGCCAGCACCTGTCCCTTTTTCACGGTTTGCCCTGCGTTGGGCAGGCCATTAGGGCCAGGTTCAATGCGTCCGGCGTTGATAGGTTGGACTTTACCCCCTGCGTTGGGGTCCATCAGCACCTGACCATTTAGTTCAAAGGCGCGTGGCAGTTCGGCGGTTTCGACCACCAGCGTGCGCACATTGAGTTGGCGTTGGGCTGGCTTGGGCAAAATCACGCTGCCATCGGCCATGCGCTGTGGGCCATTGGCATTGGCCATCGCAGGCGCTGGGCCATGGTCATGACCTTCGCCCGCGTATGTAGGCATTGCAGCACCTGCAAGGGTCACAGCCGTGGCCAGTGCCATCCATTGGCGTGTTTTTAGAGTGTTGATTTTTTTCATGCTGATGGCTCCTTAAGCCGTACGAGTTTGTTGACGAGTGCGGACGATCGCGCCCAGAGCGATCAGGGCAAATAAACCCGCGCCGGTCCACAGGGCGATGCCTTTCCAAGAAGAACCATGGCTGGGCTCCTCTTCGTCTTCGTGTAAATCGAGCTCGGCAGCAAGCAAGTCGTTCAATTCACCGGCCTGAATGGTGGCGGTGATGGCAATGACGCCAGGCTTGAGCATGTCCTTAAGGATGACTTCGTATTCACCTGCGCCATGTTTTTCGGCCTTGTATTTGCTGCCTTCAATATCAATGTCAATTTGGGCATCATTGACGGGACTGTTGTCTCTAAAACGGTCCAGGTAAATCGTCAACTGTTTGCCATCGACGATGCCGACCATTTCCAGATCCTCTGAAACTGCCACGAAACGCGGCAGTGCTATACCCTGCGCTTGTGGCGCAGCTTCGCCATGATCATGACCGGGGCCAGCCATGGCCAGGGGACTGAGCAGTGTGAATATCAGCGCCATAAGGGCGGCGGCGGTTGAATGAATGAGTTTCATGGTGTTCCTTGAATTTTTGAGGGGTGTCAGCATCACTCAGGCAGCAAGCCCAAGGACTGCCGCCATGCCGAAATGGCGCTTGCCAGGTCAATTTGGCTGCGAGCGGCTTGTCGAGTAGCCTCCGTGGCCTCGGCCTCGACCCGCAAGCGGGTGGGCAGATCCGTCTCGCCCAGCCTGAACGACTTGTCGAAAAAGCCCCTTGACTCGTTGGCTAGCTTGGCTCGTCGCTGCGCGGCGTCGAGTTGGGTGCGTGCGGCATCTAGGCGAGAGGCAGCGCCTCGTTGATCAGCTTGGATTCGATCCCTCTCTAGGATCAGCCTTGACTGCACTTCTATCGCTTCGGCTTGTGCTGTCGCGATACGGGCGTCATGCCTGGGGCCTGCACCAAAGGGCACGCGAATTCCAACCAAGACAGTCTGGCCGTACCGCTCTCCAAAAGCCCCACGTCCACGGGTGGTTGCTACAGTGAGTTCGGGGTTAGATCGTTTCTGGGTGCTGATCAGCTGAGCCGTACGTTCGGCTATAGTGATTTGGTCTTCCAATTCAGCCAGTAATGGATGGCCAATTGACGCACCCGAGCTTGGGGTCGGCTCACCTGCTGCGTTGACTGTCAAGTCAGGCGGAGCCATCTTGCCTGTCAGCGCCATCACTTGTGCCAAAGCTGAGGCAGATACAGCTTGAGCTTGGGCGGCTTGCGCCTGGGCCGCAGCCACAGCGCCTTCGGCTTGATGCTGGTCTGACTTGGCCAGATCTCCCGCGTTGGTTCGCTTGGCAACATCAGCAGCCAGCCGTTGTGCATTGACCAGTTGTTCGCTCGCCAGTTCAGTATCGACGCGAGCTCGCAGCCAGCCCCACCAAGCATCCCTTACGGAAGAAGCAAGCCGCAGTTGTGAGGCGAGCAGCGTGCGCTCAACTGACGAGATTTCAGCTTGAGCCAGATTGGCACTGGCCGTGCGTTGCCCAGGTAGCCAAATGGGAACAGCGATACCCACCTCGGCTTCTCGAGCACCGCTGTTACCGCTCATCCGGTCTGATCGCTGACTGATCTCCAGCGATGGCGGCTCGGGTGACAGCATCGAAGCAGCTTTGGCTTGTGCCTGCGCGGCATCGCGACGGGATTGAAGCGCATGCGCCTCGGGCTGCCGTTGCCATGCAGTATGAAAAACATCTTTCAAGGACACCGGTCCACTCAACGCTCCAGCGGATGTGCCTTGAGCTTGGGCCGTCAGCACCAAGCCACTCAGGGTCATGACCGACAGCACGAAACGAATCGGTGTCGATCTTTTTTTGTTCAAACTCATAACTAATCTCCAATGGTGAAAACATCCAAGGAGATCAGCGAGCAGCGACAACACGTCGCTAGGCGATGACACACAACGCACAAAGCGTCATGATCACCCGCACACAGGGGATTCGAAAAGAGAAAGAGGTAAGGAAACCCGAGGCTCGCCGATCAGGCAAGCACGGGCCATTTAGGCCGTTCAGGACGTTCTCTTGAAAGCGGAGAAGGAAAGGCCTGAAGGTGAAGTGGGTGATTGTTAGAGGTCGCTACTGTAGTCGGACTCATATCGCTGGTCAGAGCAGCTGTACAACCCATATGACAAGTGGCACAGTCATGGTCCATGCCTGCGGATTGAGAAGAATTTTTGTGGGTCTCTTGGTGGTCATCTGACGCATTTACATGGCTATGGTGACCCGGATGCTCAACAGTTTCAACAGTTTCGTGCTGGCAATAGCTAGCAACTGCTGCCCAGCTGAACTGCAAGGGCAACAACACCAGCAAAAAAATAGCCAGGTACCGTCTCATATAGTTGATTGTAATGACTTAAATTTTCAAGGTCACCGAATGTGCGTTTGTCCTCGAAGAGCTTGAGGTCAATGAAGAGGAACTCTGATTCTTGGCAAGCCTTAGGCGTCAGCCATTTCAATGGCCGCGTGCACGGGATATCAGCTCAGACAGCTCAGGACGCACTGGCAACGACTTGAATGCGCTCATAGTAGATCGCCCTGGATTGCCTAACGGCAGACGCCCGCTCAGGTGCCCCAGCGGCACCAAAACCAAGCGAAACAACTGCCCCACTGTCTCAGACCAGTCGCGTGTGCGTACGGACAAGTTAAACATCTGTGCGTGGGTCTGCAAGTGTGGCCTGATGTGCAACTGTCCCACGACATGGGCCGCTTCCAGATAAAGCCAAGCTTGATCCACGGAGACTGCGGTTTTTGCGCTCTGGATCAGTTGGGCGTGGGCAGTTCCGTCAAATCGGCGATTGCCCGATGGCTCAGTGGAGTTGGTCATGGTGGTCTTTCTTTGCCGTGTCTTCGCCCAGTTCACTGCGAGCCTGCCTTAGCACCAACCAGCCGCCATGCAATGCCAGCGCCGCCATGAGGCTGGCTACTGCAAGATCGGGCCAGGCCGAGCCGGTACCAAACACACCCAAGGCCGCGATGAACACGGCAAGGTTGCCGATGGCGTCGTTGCGAGAGCACAACCACACGCTTCGCATGTTGGCATCGCCTTCGCGGAAGGCGTAGAGCATCCATGCCACCGTGATGTTGGCCATCAGCGCCAGGAGGGCTATCGTACCCATGGTGGTGGCCAGAGGCACGCCGCCGTTCCACACCGACCACAGTGCTGCACCCAGCACATACAGGCCAAAACCCATCATGCTCATGGCTTTGAGCATGGCTGCGCGCGCTCGCCATGCCAGCGCCGAAGCCAGCACTGCGAGCGACACGGCGTAGTTCGTTGCATCTCCAGCAAAATCGACCGCGTCGGCCAGCAAAGAAAGTGACCCAGACTGAACGCCAGCAACGATTTCGACCAGGAACATCGCGGCATTGACCACGAGGGCGATCCAGAGGATCTTGCGGTAACGGGCCAGGTTGACAATGGCATCAAGTTTTGGTGTGTCGTGGCTAGAACAGTGGGCGGACATGGGTTTTCCTTTCAATACTTGCATTGGAAACCCTATAGCCGCTACAGTGTCAAATACTTATTTAAAGCAGGATCATGTCATGCAGATCAAGGAACTTGCCCGCGCCACCGGCGTGGATGTCGAAACTATCCGTTACTACGAAAAACAGGGCTTGATGCCCGCGCCAGCTCGGCGCGACAACGGCTACCGCGACTACGCGGCGGCTCACCTTGAGCGCCTGTCGTTCATCCGCCACTGCCGGGCCCTGGACATGCCGCTGGGCGATGTGAACCGGCTACTGCGATTCGTTGATAAACCGGACACAAACTGCGGCGATGTCGATCTTCTCGTGGACGACCAGTTGGCCCGTGTGCGCGCCCGCCTCAAGAGCATGAGGGCACTGGAGAAGCAGTTGGTAAGGCTGCGGGCGCGATGCTCCGGTACCCACGAGGGGGCGCACTGCGGCATTCTTGAAGAGCTAGTGTCCGCCGCTCAAGGGGAGTCTTGCGCATGCCATCCAACTTAATATTCAGACGCCCTGAGACCGAAATACGCAGAAAGGCAGTCAATCGGTTCGAACCAACCAGTTAGGCTTTTTAAGCCTAAGTCAGCTTTTGGCAGAAACCGATCATTCAGGATTTCGTCATGAAAGACGACTACCGCTGCGGAGTTGCCTCTCGGGCTTGTGCGATGAATACGACAAAGCGGATGTAGCGTTTTCTGAATATTTATTCCTAAATCTAGTTCTTGTGATTAGTCAGCTTAATGAGTTTGATTGCTAGAGAATAAATCCAGAAACCAGAGAGTTGGAGGTTGAGTCAGGATCATCTATCGTTGATGGTACTGGGCCGGTTAAAGAAATGTTCAGCCTGCAGCTCCCATTCCATGGGAAACGGCTCCATCAGATCTTTCATCGTTAGTTGCGCCGGATATTTACCGTCCAGGATGGCTTCAACGACCGTCGGTGACAAATATGCCAGGCGCAAAATGCGGCTCACAAAAGATGGGCTGATGTTTTCGGACTTGGCCATGTCCTCAATGGAGGCGTGAGTGCCATCAAATAGTTTTCGGTGCCAGCGGTGTCCGCGTGCCAAGAGTTTGATCATGGCGTTGTCAATCAGTGCCTCACGCCGCTCGATCGCCCGAGAACCGTCGGGCATCACGATCACTGCCTTGCCCCCACGCCTGCGAAAAGTCATCGGAATCTCGGTCGTGAGACCCGCGTCGGTATCGTTGCTCATGCAGCCTCCAGTTCTTTTTGTGGTTCGAGTGTGTCGCGCAACAGCTTGTTCAACCCCTTGTCGTGCCATTTGATTGATATGCCGTCCTTGCGCACAGTGATGCGTTCAACCAGGGTATGAAGAACTTTGGCCTGCTCCGCAGGGAAGAGTTCGTCCCAGACCTCGTCGACAGATTGCAATGCGCTAATTGCTTTTGTCTCTTCAACCTTGGGCCGCTGCGTATTGACCTCACGCACCGCGTGGGCCAGCACCTCTGGTGAGCGCAGGATGCCACGCATCTTTTCAACAACCACCTGTTCGATCTCACCGGCGGGGATGCGGCAGATGTCGCAGCTTTCTTTGCCGATCTTGATCGAGTCGGTGTTGATGTAGTAGCGGTAGGTTTTGTGCTGCTTGCGCGTCCAGCCAGGCGTGAAGGCCCGTCCTTGCTCCGAGAACAGAAGGCCCCGCAGAAGAGAGGGGGCGCTGCCGCGACCCGCCAGTCTCGCCTTATTCATTGGGGTACCGTTTTTCAGGTGCGTCTGCACTGTGTCCCAAAGCTCCTGGGTGATGATGCCCTCGTGCTCGCCGGGGAAGTGCTGTCCCTTATAGGCAGCAATGCCGATGTAGACCGGGTTGCTGAAGATCTTGTAGACCGCTCCCTTGGTGATCAGTTTGCCTTGGCGCTCCACACCCTTGGACGTTGTCCACGACTTGGAAGTGATGCCGCGTTTGCGCAGGTCTTTGACAATGGTGGACATCGATGGCGTTGCGGCAAAGCGGGAGAACATCTCTTGGATGATGGGCGACTCCTGCGGATTGGCTACAAGCTTGCGCTCAACCACGTCATAGCCCAAAGCGGGCATGCCACCCATCCAAATGCCACGCTTGCGTGAGGCGGCGATCTTGTCGCGCACCCGTTCACCGGACAACTCACGCTCAAACTGTGCAAAGGACAGCAGTATGTTGAGCGTCAACCGCCCCATGGACGTGGTGGTGTTGAATGACTGGGTGACCGATACAAAGGTCACCTTATGCTGATCAAACAGCTCGACCAGCTTTGCAAAGTCGGCAAGCGAACGAGACAACCGATCAATCTTGTAAACCACGATGGTGTTGACCAGTCCCTTACGGACGTCTTCGAGCAGACGCTTGATGGCCGGGCGGTCAAGTGTGCCTCCTGAGAAGCCGCCGTCGTCATACCGGTCCTTGAGCGTTACCCAGCCCTCAGACTTTTGGCTGGCAATGTAATTGGCGCAGGCATCGTGTTGGGCGTCCAGTGAGTTGAAGTTTTGGTCCAACCCTTCTTCGGTGGACTTGCGCGTGTAGATCGCACAAAGAACTTTAGGTGTGGCGGTCATCAAATGCTCCTTCCGGTAGACATGCCAAAGAACGTCCAACCGTTTCGGTTGGTGCCGGTGATCACCATGGCGATGCGCGAAATTGACTTGTAGCGCTGGCCTGCGTATTCAAAGTCGTCGACGTGCACCACTACTTCGTGGCGCTGGCCGTCCCATTCCCTTATCAGGCGAGTTCCTGCAAGGGGCCTGCCGTCAATCCGGCGGCGGCGCACATCCGGTTTGCCTCCGTCGAGCTGCTCGCCCAACTTCTCTAGGCGCTTTATGGTCTCGCGCCTCAGGCCGCCAAGGGCCAGCTCCTGAATGCGGTAGGCCAGACGTGTTTCAAGGAAACGCCGGTTAAAGGGCGGGGGTTCAGTCAGAAACATTTCCCGCCACATTTGCTTGAGGTCCGGAGTGGGCGAGGTTTTAAGGGCTGCAACGCGTGCAACAAGTGAGTCATTCATGGGTGTTGTCCTTGGTAGTCAAAACACCTGTATGAACGCTCTCTTCGGTACGGTTAGCAAGTTGAGCTTCGCGCTTTTGGCGGTCCAGAAGGCGAATTGCCCCCTGGGCCAGGATTGCGCCGATGACGGCCATGGGGCTGCGCTCTGCGGGCGGAGTTGGTTGTGGGGTGTGTTTTGGGGCGGTCATGAAGGTTCATACCGCCGCAGGGGGGTGTTTTCTCAGGAGGGCAGCACTTAGAGGGCCAAACCCACGCCCACCTGCAATGTCAGATGGGGTTTGACGGGGGTATTTGGGCAATTCCGCTGCATCCTGTGCCCGCCATGGGCGGGCACAGGATAACTAAGGAGCACAGAAGCACAGGACCACTGAGTACATTGAGCACAGCAAAAATTTTATAAGCCCTTGATTTATATGGGTAAAGTCCATTTTTATCGCAAAATTTTGCGCATCTGAATTTCTTTCAAAGCGATGAAAATAACTAACTCAACATTTGAGTTACACATATTAGACGGTTACTGAATGCCAAAAGCGCTGCTTTAATCATAGCGAGTTTGAGTATTTGGCCCTAGAATTTGGGCACTGAAATCGAAAACTCAAAGGAAAACCAAATGTCCGCTGCATCAAACGCCAAAAAGATCTCCAAGGGCCAAGAGAAGGCCAAAGCGCTGCGCGACAGCTGCTGGCCAGACCTGGACGATGAAAAGCTCTGGAACCGAAAACTGGTGAAGGGCTTTACCACCATCCCCCGCACGATGCCCTTGATCATGAACATCATCGACTCGCTGACCAAGAACAAGCCAGCAGGCATGGTCTATTTCGTTTTGTGGTGCCGCACTTTTGACGAGTCACTGTTGGCCATAGACAACCCGATGACCTTGGCGTTTGAGTCCGGATTTACCGGGGAGAGGGCATTGAGCACCTGGAAAGACCGGATGCGCTCCTTGGTTGAACTGGGCTTTATCGATGCCAAGGAAGGCCCCACGGGCGCGCACCACTACGTGCTGCTCTTCAATCCACATAAGGTGGTTTGGGATCTGAAGGACCGCATCCAGGAGGGCATCTTCAGGGAGTTGCAAACCCGTGCCATCGCCATTGGTGCAAGCGACATGGTGCCCTCAAAGCCTGCCGAAGAAAGCAAGCCAACCTAACAGTAGCGCCAGCACAGGCAAGTAAACGAAAGAGACGAATATGAAAAAAGCATGGGAAAACGACAGTTGTGAAGCGGTCCAGTCTTACTTCACTGTGTACCGCGTGCCGGTTGCTGCAGCTTTGTGGTGTGGCATCGAGCCAGGAGAAGTGGAAGAACACTTGGCGTTGTCCACGGAAGTTGCAAGGGGCGTTCTGAAGCACCCTTACATCAACTGCCTGGAGCCGAGGTGCCGCGCGATCCACGATGCGATCGTGACTGGACTGCTGCCTTGCAGCAGGGAAAACGGAAAAGTCGTGCCGACCGAAGAGCATGTCGCTCCAGAGCGACGTCACATTTCGCGACAACACCTCAAGGACTGGATTGCGGCGCAGTTCCCGTCTGACAAGCCTGAATTTTTGTTTGACGACATTGAGCGCAACACACATACGGCCATCAATAAAGATGCCTACCAGGCATTGCAGGCCGAACGCGATGGATTACGGGCGCGACTTGAAAAAGCAGCGGATGAGTACCGTAAGTTGAGGAACGAACGGGACGAGCTGATTGCCGAAAAAGCAAAACTCACTGACCAGATTAAGCCCGCCAAAGACCTTGGGCTCAGAGCTGAGACTACCTACCTGAACATCATCGGTGGAATGCTGAACTTGTTCCTGATGAAAAGTCCTGCAGGTAAAGCGCATTCGTTGTTCTCTAACCAGGCATCAGTGATTGAAGCACTAGTAATTAACTTTGGGAACAAGCCTGGAATCTCAAAACGAGGGCTTGAAACCAAGTTCGCAGATGCCAAGAAAAGTCTTGACCAGTAATCCAAACAAATACCCTGCTACCGCAGTTGCGGTGGTGCTTTCCGCAATTGCGGTGATTTCATGAAGTAACCCCGGTCCAATTGCTTCATGTACACGAAAACGAAAAGGTAATGACATGTTGCAATTCGAAGACGGCCAGGAAAATACTTCATACACGACTGTCGTGCGCAGTCCCCGCATCATCCGTGATGCAGCCAACGACCCGTACTTCCGCGCTGCAGTCAATGCAGCCAAGACCCGCACATACAGAGCAGCTGTTTCAGCCCGGCTGAGCACATCCGAGCGGGAAGATCTGTATCAAGAAATCTTGCTTGACCTTCTTGAACGTGAAGCTCAATTTAACCCCGAGAAGGGCAGCCCCGGCACATTTACCGGTTTGGTGTCCGAGCACCGCACTGCTGAATTTCTCAAGGCCCGCAAAACAGACAGAGAGCGCTTGACCTTTGCATCGGGTGCGGACGTTGACACGCTGGAGATCGTCAACATCAGCCAAGTACGACAAGGTATGGACCAGACACAGGACGCGGCCAATGACGACGATGCTGCGCCCATCGGTTCAAGCGAATCAAATCACAGAACGCAATGGTTTGATGGGGACGACGATCTCTTTTCAAACTCCAACACTCTTCACGACCTGGAGACAGCGCTGGCGCACATGAGCGAAGAACAAGTCGAACTCTTGGACTTGCTTGCTTCGCACCAGGACCTTCCGACGGCATCCAAAGCCTGCGGTATGTCCACCGCCACGTTTTACCGCCGCGTCGCCGACCTGCAAATGCACCTGCGCATGTTCGGCATCAGGACTGCTGCCTGACCGATCGCGGGGTGGCTGAGAAAAACAGCACCCTCGCTCAGTAAAAACCTTTAACACCTGCAAACTCCGCGCCCCCTTGGGCAGCGGTGGTAGGCCAACTCACGCCCGGAGATTTGATGAATTACAAAAACGACCTGATTGAAACCTCACGCAGCCACTTGGGTCTGGGTGTTGATATTGGCCGCGCAGCGCTGCAGCCGGTTTACGTACCTATTGAAAAACTGTCAGAGGCCAATCTGTGTGACTGGGTAGCTAGTGCGCTCGTTGGCCATTGCATTCAGTACCACGAAGGCCTGTTGCTGCGCGATCGCTCTGAGACCAGCAGCGACCTGACCACCAAAGATCGCGCACGAATTCACTCCGTCGCACGGCGCGCCTGGATCGCCTGTGAACTTGGGCTGGTGCACCTGTTTAGCCAAAAGGTGGGCGACGACCACTACCGATACATGGCCATGCGCTCCAGCTCCCCTTTGAAGCCCCCCGAAATCCGTACCCAGCTGCGTATCGCGCAGATGGCTCCAAGCAACCCAAAGCCCCACTGAAAGAAAGAGGACCCATGACGCCCGAACCAGAAGTGCTGGATGAAATAGGCCAGCTTTACATGAACGAGCTTGAAAAGCTCCCGCTACCAGACCTTGACCGGATGATCAAGCAGGTCACTGCTGCCAAAGACACTGCCGCTTTGTACCTCAACGCATTGCAGTCCACCTTGCACAGTCGCTTGGGCGGTCATGCCCAGCAGCTTCGCCAAGAGGCTGGCAAGTCCACCGGCACTGTGCGCTTTGAGGTCGATGGCTACATGGTCGTCGCCGATTTGCCCAAGCGACCTGAATACAACCAGGTCAAGCTCAAAGAAGCCGTGGAAGCGTTGCGCAAGTGGGGCGAGGACCCGGAGAACTATGTCGGCATCGAAATCAAAGTCGCCGAGTCCAAGTACAACGCCTGGCCACCCGGCATCCGCGATCTGTTCGAACCTGCACGCACGCTCAAAACGGGCAAGCCAAGCTACAAGCTCGAGCAGATCAAGGCCGGAGAAATCCCCGACGCTGCCAACGACAGTCACTTTGGTGGGGGTGTGTGATGGCCATTTCACTTGCACAACTTACACGCGCCAATACGCCCAAGCCACCCCGCATTCTGATTCACGGTGTTGCAGGCGTTGGTAAAACCACCTTCGCCGCAGAAGCCAGCAAACCTGTGTTCGTGCAAACGGAAGACGGTCTGGGAACAATTCCGGCAGCTAGCTTTCCGCTTGCACGCACGTTTGAGGAAGTCCTTGAGTCACTGGCCTCGCTGTACACCGAAGACCATGACTTCAAAACCGTGGTGATCGACAGCGTGGACTGGCTTGAACCCTTGGTTTGGGGCAAGGCCTGCCGCGACAACGGCTGGGGATCGATTGAAGACGCCGGGTATGGCAAAGGCTACGTGGCCGCTTTGAGCCTGTGGCGTCAGTACATCGACGGCCTGAACGCCCTGCGTGACGACCGTGGCATGACTGTTGTGCAAATCGCGCACACCGACATCAAGCGTTTTGACTCGCCTGAGCACGACCCCTACGACCGGTACGTCATCAAGTTGCACACCCGCGCAGCGGCGCTGATGCAAGAGCACTCCGACATCGTGCTGTTTGCCAACTACCGCATCTCCACCGTGAAGGCCGATGTCGGCTTCAACAAAAAAGTAAACCGCGCCATGGGCTCGGGCGAGCGGGTGATTCACACCGCCGAGCGCCCAGCCTTTTTGGCCAAGAACCGCTATGGCCTTCCTGAGACCCTGCCACTGGACTGGCAGTCCTTTGCCCAGGCCATGCCCGATGTGATCAAGCCCATGTTGATCGCCAACCCAGTCACCCCCACCAACCCCACCACCTGAAATTGAAATAGGAGAAAACACCATGGCTTCATTCGGACAAACTTTCGACGCATCCTCAGTTGAACCCAGCAGCGGCTACGAAGTCCTGCCACCCGGTAAATACCTCGCCCAAATTGTTGCAAGCGAAATGCGTGCAACCAAAGACGGCATGGGCCAGTACCTCTACCTTGAGGTGGATGTCATTGAGGGGCAGTACGCAGGCCGCAAGCTCTTTGATCGCCTGAACCTCATCAATGCCAATGCAGATGCTGTGCAAATCGCACAGCGCACGCTGTCATCTATCTGCCGTGCCGTTGGCAAGTTGCAGGTCAGCAATTCGGAGCAGTTGCACCTCATTCCATTGATTGCTGATGTGCGTGTGCGCCCCCCGAAGGGCATGTACGGCGAGAGCAACTCGGTCCGCTACCTGCCTCGCAGCGGTCAGGCTGCAAACGCCCCCACATTCAGCACTGGTCCAGCCAACCCGCCAGCGCGTCCTGCCGTTGCTACAGCAACGCCTGCTGCCAACGGACTGCCCTGGAAGCGCCAAGCCTGAGGTCCCACTGCATGCACGAACACTTCACATTGCATCAACACGCGCTTGAGCCGGTTCACCTGCCGGACTCTGCGCAGGGCTGTCGCGAGCGAATGGCGGCGCTGCAAGGCGAGATTGCTTCCATTCGTATTCAGATCGCAACGACTGACATCCGGCGGCAAACGGAGAAGAAGACGCTTGATGCTGCCTGGTTCCACCGCGCCAAAACCGCGCTGCGTTTAAAGCAGCAGGAGCTGGCGCAGGTGACTGTGCATCTTGCGACCTTTGATAAGCGCGCTGCGCCCAAGCACCGTGATGCCTTCAAAGACACCTTGATTGAAGTGGTCCGTGAAAACTGCAATGACCAAGAGTGGGCGGGCTTGGTGCAGCGTGCGCGTGACTTGCATGCGAGCCAAGGGGGACACCATGGCTGACCTGCCCGCCATCACAAGTCTTACCCGCGAGGCCATTTTCTCTGGCTATGAAGCAGATGCCAGTGATGGGTTTCGCAGCCACCTTGGCGCGTCCCTGATCGGCAAGGAATGCGAGCGAGCGCTTTGGTACGACTTTCGCTGGGTCACGCGCAGCAAGCACCCAGGCCGACTTCTTCGCTTGTTTGAAACCGGTCAATTGGAGGAGGCGCGCCTGGTGCTGAACCTGCGGCGCACCGGTGCCACTGTGCTCGAAGTCGATCCAGAGACTGGACGCCAGTTTCGTGTGCAAGCCCATGGCGGCCACTTTGGAGGTTCGCTCGATGGCGTTGCCATCAATTTGCTTGAAGCACCTAAAGCCTGGCACGTGCTGGAGTTCAAGACGCACTCCAACAAGAGCTTTGGCGATCTGGTGGCCAAGAAGGTACGCGAGTCCAAACCGCAGCACTTTGCCCAGATGCAAATCTACATGCACCTGATGGGCATTTCCCGAGCGATGTACTTGGCTGTGAACAAGGACACCGATGACCTGTATGTCGAACGCGTGGAGGCAGATGTCACTTATGCAGAGCAACTTCTGGAAAAAGCGCGGCGAATCATCTTTGCCCAAACCCCACTGCCACGCATCAGCGAGGACCCCAGTTGGTATCAGTGCCGCATGTGTGATCACGCACCGGTTTGCCATGCAAGCGGTAACAGCGTGTTGGCACCTGCGATCAATTGCCGTACTTGCATGCACTCAACACCCGTGGATGGCGGTTGGCATTGCGACCGGCATCAAAAACGTCTGACCGACGTTGATCAGCGTACGGGCTGTGAGCAACACCTGTACCTGCCGCCACTTGTTCCTGCATTACAAGTCGATGCGGGTGACGACTGGGTTGACTACGAATTTACCAATGGAGTTCGCTGGCGCGATGCCGGTTTGAACAAGCACGCCGCCAACTGAATCCCCAACCGCAAACCTAAACGCAATTGAAAAAGGAGTCCCGTCATGAGCTTTTCCCTCCGCCCCTACCAAAGTGCTGCCATCCAAGGCATCTACAACTATTTCCAAGATGAGAGCGGTAACCCGCTGGTGGTGATTCCCACCGCTGGTGGCAAGTCCCTCGTCATGGCCACCTTTGTTGAAGGCGTACTGAAAGCCTTTCCAGATCAGCGCATCCTGATCGTGACTCATGTGCGTGAGCTGATTGAGCAGAACTTTGCCGAACTCAAAAAGCTTTGGCCGCAAGCCCCGGCAGGGATTTATTCAGCTGGACTTAAGAAGCGAGAGATTCGTGCGCAGATTTTGTTTGCTGGCATCCAGTCCATTCACAAGCGTGTGTATGACGTTCAGCAGTGCGACCTGGTGTTGATTGATGAAGCGCATTTGATCCCGCGTTCCTCAAACACGATGTACCGCAAGTTTCTTGATGGCTTGAAGCGCATTAACCCCATGCTCAAGGTGATTGGCCTGACGGCCACGCCATACCGCCTGGACTCTGGGTTGCTGCATGAAGGTAGTGAGGCCATCTTCACTGACATCGCCTACGAGGTTTCGGTGCGTGAGTTGATTGATGACCACTACCTTTCGCCACTGATCTCCAAACGCATGGCAACGCAAATTGACCTCACTGGTGTGGGTACGCGCGGCGGTGAGTTCATTCCGAAGGATTTGGAAGCGGCCATTGACCAGGACTCGATCACACAAAGCGCAGTCAATGAAATCTTCTCTTACTCAACAAACCGCAAAAGCTGGCTGATCTTCTGTGCTGGCGTGGACCATGCGTACCACGTGCGTGATGCGGTGCGCAGCAGAGGAGTTACCTGCGAGACGATTGTGGGCGATACGCCCAGCGCCCAGCGTGAGGCCATCATCAATGACTTCAAGGCCGGACGGATTCAGTGCCTGACCAATGCCAATGTTTTGACGACGGGCTTTAACGCTCCTGCGGTAGACCTGATTGCCATGCTGCGTCCGACCAAGTCGGCGGGCTTGTATGTACAGATCGTGGGGCGTGGTTGCCGCCTTGCACCGGGCAAGACCGACTGCTTGGTGCTCGACTTCGCCGGGAACATTGCGCGACACGGTCCCATTGACGCCATCAAGCCCAAGACGCCCAAAGCGGGTGAAGACGGCGATGCGCCCACCAAAGCCTGCCCTGAGTGCGACAGCATCGTGCACGCGGCGGTACGTCAGTGCCCCGACTGTGGCCACATGTTCCCGGAGCCACAAATCAAGATTGACGCCAAAGCCAGCACTTTGGACATCCTCTCTGGCGGTCCACCCGAGTGGGTGCCCGTGACACGGGTCAGCTATGCCCGGCACGACAAGACTGGCAAGCCGCCGTCACTTCGAGTCGATTACTGGAGTGGACTGAGTTCCCACAGTGAGTGGGTTTGCATTGAGCACCAGGGCTATGCGCGGCAAAAGGCTGCCAGTTGGTGGGCCAACCGCGCACCGGGCTTGCCACTTCCGCGTGGTGTTGATGAAGCCTTGGCAGTATCGCAGCGTCTCAAGTGCCCCTCTCAGATCGCGGTGCGCCCCAGCGGGCGTTACACAGAAATCGTTGGCGCGCGCTTTTGATGTCGGGCGCATAAATGATGTGCGCCATTTGCAGGCGCGATGCCCGAGGGTATGGGTTCGCGCCTTGTTTGATCCGTATCGATGCGCCCAGCGTGAAGTTGTGTTCCAGGCGCTGTCAAAACATTGCAGCAAGGCTAAAGGGAATGATTGATCCAAACCAACATGAAACCAATGCTCTGGCGGCGGCCTGCCAGACAGGGGGCGAGTACGTCGAGTCACTTGCCAAAACAGACTTGGCCACCTTCACCGCAGTGGAGTGGTCAACCTTGATTGATGTGGTCGTGACCGCCTTTCAAGACTCACTTCGCACTGCCTATGCAGATGACCCACCATTTTGAAGGAACGCATGAATCCAAATAATTACATGGCCCATCTTGGGGCCACGCTCGTAGATCGCGGCTATGCCATTTTGCCGATCCAACCCAGCACTAAGAAGCCGGGCATGTTTCGCCTGGGTGCCTGGCAAGACTATCCCAAGTGGAGCCGTCACTGTGAGCGCGACACTACAGAAAACGAAGTCGACATTTGGGGCGACTGGCCCGAGGCTGGCATTGGTATTGCCGCAGGCAAGGTGATTGGCATCGACATTGATGTGCTGCAGTCCAAAGACATCGCTGTTCAGATTGAGGGCTTGGCCAAGCGGCTGCTGGGCGACACACCTGCAGTTCGTATCGGCAACGCCCCCAAGCGATTGCTGGTGTACCGTGCGGCCCAGCCTTTCAGTGGCTTTAAGTTCCCGCCCATTGAGGTCTTGGGTGTGGGGCAGCAGTTCATCGCCTATGGCATTCACCCGGATACCGGCAAGCCCTACGAGTGGCCCGTGCAAACCTTGGCCGACCTGAAAATCGAAGAACTGCCTGTCATCACCGAGGAACAGGCTCGAGAGTTTGCGCGCCAGGCGTACGAGATGGTCCCCGAATCTATGCGCCCCAAAAGTCTGGCTGTAGGTTTGAAGTCTCCAGAGGCGTTCGCCAATCTGCCCGAGCAACGCGGCACGTTCGAGGCAGTGCAGGACGCGCTTCAGTACATCCCCAACCAGGATCTGGACTACGACAGCTGGGTGCGCATTGGCATGGCCATCAAAGGTGCGCTTGCCGAGCAGGGGTGGCCGCTCTTTGAGTCCTGGTCTGCGTCGTCCAGTAAAAACGATGCCAAGACAACCGCTAAAAGTTGGGGGAGCTTTTCGCCTCAGCGCATTGGGGCGGGAACCATCTACAAGCTGGCGCTGGACAACGGCTGGATTCCGGATGCTGATCTACAGCTCAATGGTGAGATTGTGATGAACGGACACCACCCGGCCAAGGAGATGTTGCAAACGCTCCAAACAACAAACCCCATCACGATTGATGTGTCAGGTGCACCGCCCGTGCTGCCACCACCCAAACCACTGCCGACGGGCTGGGACCAAGTGGGCGGCGTGATTGCCGACATGATGGCGCTCATGGTAACGACGGCCAAGCGTCCACAACCCGTGCTGGCGCTCGGAGCGAGTTTGTGTGCAATCGGCGCGCTGATGGGGCGCAAGTACCGCACCGAGAGCAACACGCGCTCGAACCTTTATGTCGTAGGTATCGCTGAGAGCGGCGCAGGCAAGAACCACAGCCGCGTCGTGATCAATGAGCTGTTCCGTAAGGCCGGGTTGCTGCAATACCTGGGTGGCAACAAGATCGCATCGGGCTCGGGTCTTTTGACGGCCATCCAGCGTCAGCCCGCCATTCTTTTTCAGCTAGATGAGTTCGGTATGTTTTTGTCGGCAGCCGCTGACCGCAAACGCTCCCCACGCTACGTGTGTGAAATCCTGGACCTGATGACCGAGCTGTACACCACATCAGGCACGACTTACTTTGGCATTGAGTACGCAAGCAACCAACTCAACAACGCGCACCGTGCCATTCACCAGCCCTGCGCTTGCATCTACGGCACCACCACACCCTTGCACTTTTGGCAGGCGCTACAGGCGTCTAATGTGGCCGACGGTTCATTGGCGCGCTTTCTGATTCTGGAGAGCGAGGACGATTTCCCCAATAGCAACGAACTCTTTGGCACGATTGATCCCCCGCAAGACCTCATCGACCGACTGCTGCTGATCCACCAGGGAGGTGGTCAGTTGAACGGCAACCTCACGGATGTGGGCGCGATTGATGAAGTGCTGGTGGATCCGCGTGTCGTCCCGATGACCGCGCAAGCGCGTGACGCGTTTCGCTTGCTTGACCATGAGTTGTTGACAAAGCTTCGCTTGTCGCGAGGCACCGGTTTTTCATCGATCTTGGCGCGCATTGAAGAGAACGCCACCAAATTGGCTCTCATTCGCGCTGTGTCGCGCGACGCGGTGACACCCCAGATCGAGGACCACGATGCGCACTGGGGAATTGCGCTCTCGCGCCACTGTGCCGAGCTGACTATTCGAGAGGCAAGCGCGCGCGTTTCAGAAAACCAAGTCGAGTCCAACCACAAGCGCGCTTTGCAAATCCTGCGTGATGGCGATGCCGCTGGTATGTCAAAGAGCGAGTTCACGCGGCGCACCCAGTTCATGGACCACCGCCAGCGAGATGGCGTGCTACGTACCTTAACGGACGCCCACCTGGTTGAGGTGTTCGCCATGCCAACGGGCGGCAGACCCAGCCAGTGGATCAAGCTGGCGGGAAATGATGTCCCAACTGATCAGTGAACGGTCTATGAGGACTTCTTTCAATTACGACCTTCTTTCAAAGGGGGTGCCTCTATATACAAATAAATACAGGGGTACCTATACGCATCCAAAAATCCTCGCGCGCGCGAAACGCCTGCCCTGGAGGTGGTCAGAGAGAGACATAGGTATATAAATTGAAAGAAGAAGTATTGAAATAAGTACCCCACCAGACCCGGACTCCACCTTTGAAAGATGAAGTATTGAAATAAGCCCCGTCATCTGTTGACGACTTTTTGCAAGCCCTGATAACCGCATCCGATTGAACAAATCGGAAATGACAGACATGAGGGAGCCGCACCCGCCCTGACACGGCTTTGGTGCCAGTGCTCCTCCAGGTCGCACAAGAAAACTTGTACGAACCCTTGGAGGAAATCCCTGATGAATAACAAACCAACCCCACGCCTCGTCATCCTGGCTCTTGACCTGGGCACGACCACCGGCTGGGCGCTGCGCTCGGCAAACGGTCCTGTGGCGCATGGCTTCGTGAGCTTCAAGTCCCAGCGCTTTGAAGGCGGTGGCATGCGCTATCTGCGCTTTGGACGTTGGCTCGATGACATGCTCGCCTTGAGTGGCTCAGAGAGTGACGCACCAACCGATTCAGCGGCCATTGGAGCCGTTTACTTTGAAGAGGTGCGTTGTCACCTTGGCGTAGATGCGGCGCACGTTTACGGCGGCTTGCTGGCCACGCTGACCGCATGGTGTGAGCGTCACCAGATACCGTACCAAGGTGTGCCTGTGGGCACCATCAAACGCCATGCCACTGGCAAGGGCAACGCGGGCAAGGCCGAGGTGATTGCGGCCATGAAAGCGCTGGGCCACCCGGTCACCGACGACAACGAGGCGGATGCTCTTGCGCTCTTGCACTGGGCGCTGGCGCAGGGTACGGATCCCGCCTTGAGCAAGGAGGTGCGCCATGGCTAAAAAGCAAGTTGCACAGCCATTGACCCATGGCACTTTGGTAAGTCTGCCCGGCGGTCGGGTTGGTGAGTGGATCAGTGAGGCGGAGGAAGGCACCAGCTTTCGCACCGAGCATTTTCGGACTGTCGACTCGCTCGGTCTTTTGATGCGCAACGGCGCGATCACGGCACAGATGCACGATGCGGGTCAGGACTTCTCTCGCACATTTGTCTTTGCTCAGCTAAGTTCAGCGGGCTCTCCACCGCTTGATCGCATTCCTGGCGGTCATTGGCAGGACACGATGACTGAGCGCTGTGCTTGGGCCAGAAAGCGGTTAGGTGAGGCGCTCGATGCGGTGGGCGGTATCAGCAGCCCCGGTGGTTGCGCTGTCTGGCACGTGGCCGGTTTGGGACAAAGCGTGAAGGAGTGGTCTGCCCAAGAAGGGTGGAACGGACGATCACTCAATCAATATGAAGCCAAGGGTATTTTGGTTGGCGCTTTGGGGGTGTTGGCGGTGCATTACGGGTACTCGCGATAAATCATCAAATAACCTATTGACGCGGTATATATCGAAGAGGTAGCATTCTGCTAATCACTCAAATTACGCCCACACGGTTTACGCCTTGTGGGCGTTTTGTTTGGGTCTTCACCTCTCACATCTATCGCGCTTGCAAGTACCCGCTACCGGTCGACTTACACGCTGCGCTCCAACCCGAAAGCTTGCCAATGACACCCGAGATCCGAATGGTCCCGGTGGATTCGCTCATCCCGTATGCGCGAAACGCCCGCACCCACAGCGAAGACCAGGTGGCACAAATTGCCGCATCCATCTCCGAGTTTGGTTTTACCAATCCCATCCTGACAGACGGCGAAAAAGGCGTGATCGCAGGGCATGGCCGCTTGGCTGCTGCGCGCAAACTTGCACTGACACAAGTGCCCGTGATTGAGCTGGGCCACCTCACTGCAATTCAAAAGAAAGCCTACATCCTGGCCGACAACCGCATCGCTGCAAACGCTGGCTGGGACGAAGAGTTGCTCAAGCTTGAGATTGCCGAACTCGATGAGGCTGACTTCAATCTGGAGTTGATGGGCTTTGGTGACGAAGAACTCGAGCGTTTGCTCAACGGCGACGGCGACACCACGGGTCTGACCGAAGACGATGCAGTACCCGAATTGCCAGCCGAACCTGTTTCCAAAACAGGTGATGTGTGGGTCTTGGGTCAGCATCGTTTGCTGTGTGGTGATTCCACAGTGCTCTCTGATGTCGAGCGCCTGATGAACGGTCAACTCGCCGACATGGCGTTCACTGATCCACCCTACAACGTGGACTACGGCAACAACGCCAAAGACAAGATGCGCGGCAAGGACCGCCGCATCATGAACGATGCGCTCGGTGACGGGTTCTACAAGTTCCTTTATGACGCCTGTGTCAACTTGTTGGTAGTCACCAAAGGTGCCTGCTACGTGTGCATGAGCTCATCCGAGTTGCACACACTGCAAAAAGCCTGGCTTGATGCGGGTGGCAAGTGGTCGACATTTGTGATCTGGGCCAAGAACACTTTCACACTCGGTCGCGCCGACTACCAGCGCCAGTACGAGCCCATCCTTTACGGATGGAAGGACGGGGCTAAACACTTCTGGTGCGGCGACCGCGACCAGTCAGACATTTGGAATTACAACAAGCCTCGCGTGAACGACCTGCACCCGACGATGAAACCGGTGGAGTTGGTAGAGCGTGCCATTAAGAACTCATCGAAGACGCGTGACATCGTGATCGACTTGTTTGGCGGCTCTGGCACCACGCTTATTGCCTGCGAAAAAACCAATCGACAGGCACGACTCATGGAGATGGATCCCAAGTATGTGGACGTGATCGTCAAGCGCTGGGAGGACTTCACAGGACAGAAAGCCACCCGTGAATCGGATGGCTCTGCGTTTTCGGATCTTGCGCCGCAAGGTCAGTCTGTTTTGGATGTTGTGGGGAGCGAGCTGGAGGGTGAGACCCTGTAGACCCGCTCACCACCGCTCTCCTTGACGGAGTCGATGGTCAGGCCCAGTTTCTTTTTCAAAGTCCCGGCCATGCATCCGCGCACCGTGTGCGCTTGCCAGCCTGTGGCCTCCACCATTTGCGGAAGGGTTGCACCTTCTGGGCGCTTCATCAGATCGATGAGCACCGACTGCTTGCTACCTTCGCGTTTGGATTTGACCGGTGGCTCAATGCCAATGGCCTTCAACCCTGCGGTGGTGAGGGCAAAGCGGGTTGAACCCGCAGCGCCTTTGCTGTGCGGGCGGATCAGGCCTTCATTGCCAAGGCTGGTCAGCACCTTGATCAACGCACCACCTTTGAGGTTGGGCGGGAAGTCGGTCAACACATGCTGAGGATGGCTGCCTGCAGCGTTGAGAAGCAAGGTTTGGCTGGGTGTGAGTTTCATGTTGATCTCCGACATCAGTTTGGTTGAGTTGTTTGTTTGGATTGCTGGCCAGCCGTGAATGCGGCTTGCAGGGCTTCTTTGAGGCCCCAGACGCTGACTTCATGAAAGTCCAGTCGGTCGCTGTTGCGTGTTGCCAGCGTGTCGATGTGCAGATGTTCTGCGGCGATTTGGTTGAGCAGACGCTCCAATGTTTTGGCGTCCATCACTTGGCTCCCCCCACCTTGTGAATCTGGCGAGCGCGGTCAAAGCCGACCCACTCGCCTTGTGTGTTAAGGCCGCGTGAGGCCAGCTCCTCGCGGGCCAGCAGGTTGAGGTCAAGTTCGCCGCGTGCGGCGGCTGCCAGCACCTTGGTTAGTGCGATCTGGATGAACCCGACCTCATCGACGGTGAACTGTGTGGTGTAGGTCATTTGCAAAGCTCCTTGGGTTGTTGATGACGTTCCTATGAACGCTCTGATTCCCAGTGAAGCCAAGCTTTATCTGCATCATTTGCGATTGGTTTTTTGAAAGAGTTGGCAATAAGCCAATAACAAGCCGCCATGCCCCGCAGTGCTCCAACACCCTGCCGACATCCCGCCTGTGCGTTGGTGCTGGACAAACCGGGCTACTGCGATCAACACCGTACCCAAGTGCACCGGGACTACGGGCGAGCCAGGCGTGGCTTTGATGCCGAGGTGGGCTTTTACCAGTCAGTGCGCTGGCGTGAGGTGCGTGCCGCATTCCTGCGAGAACACCCGTTGTGTGTGGCTTGCAAGGCGACTGGACTGGTGGTGGCTGCCAAGGTTGCTGACCACATCAGGCCGCTCAAGGACGACGGTGAGCGCTTTGATTGGGTGAACCTGCAAGGCCTTTGCGTCTCATGTCACAACCGAAAGACGGCGCGAGAGACCGCACGGCGCAGCTGACGCCCCCTAGGGGGTCTGAATCTCTACAGACGGCGGCCAAAGATGCGTGCGCCTGCCGAGATTTTTGCGCGTGCAAATTGAAACCAAGGGGGGGTCCCCCAGAACGGAAGATTAATGGCCGGAAGAAAGCCGCTCCCCACGGAGATCAAAAAGCTCAGGGGAACCCTGCAAAAGTGCAGGACCAACCCGCATGAGCCACAGCCTCAAGGGGATCTGGTTGCACCGCCCGAGTACATGTCAGATGGTGCCAAGCAGGCCTGGCGTTATGCCATTGAGAGCGCGCCTGAACATTTGCTGCGCAAACTCGATATGTCGGTGCTGGAAGTCTGGTCCTGCGCTGCGGATTTGTACCGCAAGGCTCAGATCGGCATTACCAAAACTGGCCTATTGATCAAAGCGCCGAACACCGGAGTGCCAATGCAGTCGCCGTACCTGGCCATTGCGAACAAGCAGGCCCAGATCATGACCAAGGCAGCGGTGGAGATGGGATTTACGCCTGCTTCACGTTCGCGGATCACACAACCCACAGAGACCGAGATTGATCTCGATCCTTGGGCGGATATTGCAGGCTGAGACTGAACTTTGGCGACCGAGAATTACGTTGATGTTGCCCGCAAGTATGCGCAGGCAGTCGTTGCCGGTGACATCCTGACTTGCAAATGGGTCCAGCGGGCATGCCAACGACAGTTGAACGATCTGGCAAAGTTCAAAGGCAAAGCAAGTCCTTACCAGTTCAACCCGAAGCTCACCGACAAGGACGGACGGGAGTTCCGACCCGCCGATAACCTGTGCGCGTTCATTGAGCGGCTGCCCCATGTCAAAGGGCCGCTGGCAGGCGAGACGATCAAGTTGGAACCTTGGCAAGTGTTCATTCTGACCACTGTCTTTGGCTGGGTCAAGCCCGACGGCAACCGCCGCTTTCGGCGCTCGTACATTGAAGTGCCACGCGGCAACGCCAAGTCGACCTTGTCTTCTGCGCTTGCGCTGTACATGCTGGCCGCTGACGGCGAAGGCGGGGCTGAGGTCTATTCCCTGGCCACCACCCGTGACCAGGCTCGAATCGTATTTGGTGATGCGCAGACCATGGCGCGCAGGTCTCAAGGTTTTCGCACCCGGTTTTCTGTCAACGTCGGCGCGCACAACATGAACGTGCTGCAGACCGGCTCCAAGTTTGAAGCACTCTCGGCTGAAGGGTCGACGCTAGATGGCTTGAACATTCACTTCGGCTGCATTGATGAACTGCATGCCCACAAAACCCGCACCGTCTACGACGTGGTGGAGACAGGAACCGGCAAGCGTGACAACTCACTTCTTTGGGTGATCACCACCGCAGGCAGCAACCGCTCTGGCATTTGCTACGAGGTGCGAACCTTTGTGACCAGGCTTCTCGACGGCGTGTTCGAAGACGACAGTCAGTTCGGCATCG